GGCGTAGGTGAGCATCAAGGATCTCGGAAACGGTAAGTACTACGTCAGGGTCTACAACCCTCACGGCGGGCCGGAGTTCCGCAAGACGGTGAAGGGCGATCGCGCGGCGCGCAAGGCCGAGGCCGACGCGATCATGAAGTTCGAGCGCGGATCGGTCACCGACCCCGGAGCGGGCAAGGTGCTCTTCCGCGACTACGCGCTGCGCGTCATCGACTCCCGAGACCTCGCTCCCTCCACCCGCCTGCACTACCTGCGCGACTGCAAGCGGCTGCTCTTCCCCGTGTGGGGCGACCGGGCGATGCGCAGCCTCCTGCACACCGACGCCGAGGCGCTCACCACCGCCGTCCGCAAGTCCGCGGCCGGGGCGGGCGCGTCGAACGCGCTCATCCTCGCCCGGAGCATCATGCGGTCCGCCATGCTCGACGGCATCATCGAGCGCAACCCGTTCGCCGGGCTGAGGCTCGGGCAGCGCAAGCCCGCCCCGAAGGCACCGCCCGAGTGGGCGGACATCCGGTCGGCCGTCGAGCAGGCGACCCGCAGCGACTACCAGGACGCGACGAACCTCATCATCTCCGTCCTGGCGGGGACCGGGGTGCGGGCCGGCGAGATCGGCGGCATCGACGCGGTCGCCGACGTCGACTACCTGCGCGGCAGCCTGACCGTCCGACGCCAGCTCCGGTGGATGTCGGAGAAGGAGGCGCTCGAGGCGGGCCTCGGCTCGGGCGGGTACTTCTTCTCGCCGCCGAAGACGGAGGCAGGCGAGGACCGGGTGGTGCCGCTCGCCGGGTGGGTGGTCGATGCGATCGCACGGCTGGCGGGGATGCGGGGGGAGCCGGTCGCGCTGCCGTGGAAGTCGCCGGTCGGTGCGCTGACGGCCCCGGTGGACACGCTGCTGCCGCTGTACCAGCCGAGCGCGCTGTCGACGAGGGTGGCCGATGCCTCGCGCCGGGTCGGCGCCCGGTTCTCCCCGCACGACCTGCGTCACCGTTACGCCACCGAGCTGGAGCAGCGGGGGGTGCCGCTGCGAACCGTCCAGTGCGTCATCGGCCACGCGCCGGTGGGCGTGACGATGTCCGTGTACGTCCACGTCACCCCGGAGTCGCTGGTCCTCGCGCGCCAGGTGGTGGCAGATGCGTGGGCGGATGCCGCTTCGCCGACGGCCGGGCAGGCCCTGGCCCGGTAGGCGCAAGCAAGGAGCCCCCGGAGACCTGGTCTCCGGGGGCTCTTGCGTTCCCAGCGCGCGAGGCGAATCGACGCGACGGGGGACTTGACGCGAAACTGACGCAAATCCGTCGGCGTAGTTCCGGTGTTTTCCCTGCTCAGAGGGGGTGTCTGGCCTGTTTTCCTAGATGTCGTAGTAGAACCCTGACGACTTCTCGATCATCCCTCGTGAATGGTCGAATGTCGTTGAATACCAACGGATATGATAGCGTCCGACGGTAATTCTCAGAGTCTTAAACAGTCCGAAACATCACGCAAAAGTGACGCAAAAAAGGCTACTTGACGCAAAAAATGACGCAAGAAAAGCGCCCCCCGCGGCAGCCGTGGGGAGCGGCCTCGCGGGGGGCGGTCTGGGGGCGCGGACTGCTACTCGAGCAGTCCGGCGGCGGCAGCGAACTGGGCGGCGCGGATGCGCAGCATGACCGCGTAGACGATGAGATCGTCGGCCTCCTCGAGCAGCCAGGCAGCAAGCTCGGCGGCCGGGAGCGTCTCGAACTTCTGGGTGCCGGAGCCGTCGTCGTACTGATGGGCGCCGACTCCGAGCACGCGGTGACGGCAGGCCATGATCGCCTGCTGCACTTCGTCGGCCAGCTGCTCGCTCGTCATTTCTCGCCCATTCCTTCGTGTCGATCTATCAACGTAGGTTGACAGGGTGAGGGTCTATCAACTAAAGTTGAGGCATGGCAGATATCGAGCAAGACGCACAGGGCGCACTGATGCTCTCGCAGCGAGTCTTCGACGCGGTGTCGGAGGGCAACTACCGTGAAGCGCTCGTGATGCTGCGGGAGATGGATGACGCCAGCGAATCGCTGGTCGCAAGCCTCGTCGGGCTACTCCGAGGAGAGGGCGCGACCTGGGCAGAGATTGCCAACGCGCTCGGCGTTACACCGCAGGCAGTACACAAGCGATTCTCCTAGCACCACCCGCGCTGGCCCGGCGGCCTCGCGAGGATCGACACCTCGCAGCGCACCACGCAAGAGCACTCCCTCGCCGGGGGTGCCGTTCGGTAGGCCATCGCCTCGGTGGCTCTCCGTGCGGCACCGGGCCGCAGCCGAAGGGAGCACCAAAATGAGCAAGTCCAAGAAGTCCAAGGTCGTCGTCTTCTCGCTCACCATGCCGAAGACGGAGATCCCGTTCGCGACCCTGTCGACCACGCTGAAGAAGTTCGGCAAGATGCGCGCCGACTTCGAGACGCTCGCAGTCCGCGTCGAGGTCGTCGACGTCAAGGCGTAACGACGAACCAGCCCCCCGCTCTCACTCGAGGGCGGGGGGCTTCGTCATGGGCGGGCTGGCTTGATCGTGCCGTCGGATGCGATGCGCATGGATTTGATGACGGCGGCCGCGTCCTTCGTGGTGATGCCCGGCGCGATGAAGAAATGCATCGGGTCATTGCTCGCGTGCTTGCTGTAGACGATCGGGTAGTCGACGCCGGGCGAGTCCTTGCAGACTCCCCAGCCGAAGACGAGGCGGCCGTCAGCAGTCTTGAACGTCTTGAGGATCGCGCTGATCTTCGCGGCCTGCGCGGCCGGCATCTTCGACGGCCACGTGTGCGTCCCGATGCCGTCGCTCCAGCAGTCGATCGCGTAGCCCGCATGATCGGATACGCCCTCGCCCATGCGGGGCGGTCGGTAGACGTACGACCAGGTGTTGCGGGCCTTCAGCGGCTCGACCTGGTCGAGCAGCACCGCCAGGCGCAGGAACAGCGGCGCGTAGGAGCGGTGGACGCTGATCCAGATCGGACGGCCGGGGACATACGCCCGGCGCAGCAGTGGGTTCCATGCCTTCGTGATCGCCGGGTGGCCGCTGATCGTGTTCGGCATCAGGACTCGCAGCTGGGGACGTGCCTGCGGGCGAGTAGTGTCGCGCCGGCCGAGAGGAGCAGGGCGACGGCTGCGACGATGCGGCTCGCCTGGTCGTCGCTGATCGCGCCGAAGACGACGGCGATCGAGGCAAGCGCGGTTGACACGTCGTACACGGCCTTGCGCTGCTTGGGGTCGAGCTTGGGCATGGTTCCTCCATCACATGAGGAAGCCCCGGCCTGGCGGCTCGGGGCTGGTGGTGCTGGGTCGGTCAGTTGTCCATGTGCCAGTCGATGTGGCCGTCGATGCGCGCGCGGACCTCGCGGACATCGGTCTTGATCTCAGCCTGCCCCGCCTCTATGCGGTTCAAGGCGTCGCGGATCGAGCTGCCGCTGTTCGGCTGCATCTCCTTGCCGAGCGCCGCCTGCGCCTTGATGAGCCACGTCAGCGCGCCCATGATGACCGACACGATCGTGAGGATGACGAGGAGCTCGGCGGGGCTGTCGATCCATTCGGGCATGGTCGTCCTCGAGGTCGAAGGAGTGAGGTGGCGGGCAGTTTCACCTGATGCCCGGCAGGGGTCCCGGCCAGTCCTCGCGGAGGGCCGGGAACTAGACAGCGCTGTTGAAACTCAAGGCGCTAGTGCGTCGGGGTCTGGTGTCGGCTCTGGTTCCGGCGGTGGGGCGAATACGGTGCCGTCCCACGAGTATCCGACCCCGGCGTAGCAGCCTCGCGGGTACGGCGTCGGCTGGTCCACCGGGTAGTGAGTCCGCACATAGTCGAGCGGGTCGCCGCCCCACAGGTCCGCTAGGAATGCTTGCCCAAGTGCTTCGACCTGCTGCCCGTCTGGGTCGGTCATGACGGACGTAACGAGCGTGTGAACGTCGACGACGATGCCGTCCTTCACTTTTGCGAAATGCGCCATTTTCAACCAACTCTCACTATGACGACGCCGGAGCCCCCGGCAAATGCGCTTGTACTGCCGCCTGCGCAACCTGACCCGCCGTTGCCGGTGTTTGCTGACCCGACGGTGGTGCCTTGCGCCGCGCCTGCCGCATAGGTGACGCTTGATCCAGTGATGCTGTTCGCCAAGCCTGCGCCACCGGCGCCACCTAGGACGCCAGCGCCATCAGCGCCACCGCCTCCGCCACCGGGAGAATTGTCAGCCGTATTCGACGCACCTCCTGCATTGCCTTGGCTGAGGGCGACGGCGGTCGCCGCGCCACCGGCGCCACCAGCGGCGCCACCGCCACCGGAACCACCGGAACCGCCAGCGACTCCCGGGCCACTGCCGCCGAAACCGCCGCCGAAGGCCGTCACTGATGCAATCCCAGACAGGACACCGTGGCTGCCGTTAATCGCGAAACCTCCCGTGCCGCCAGCGCCGCCTGCGCCGACCTTCACCGTGTGGGTTCCGGCGCTCAATATGAAGGATGCGATGGCGACCATGCCTCCAGCGCCTCCCGAACCGCCACCGCGCGTACCTGACCCAGCGCCCGTCCCTCCTCCGCCAGCGCCAGCAACGACAAGAAGTGTTACCACCCCTTCAGTGCCGACCACGATCGTGCCGTCGCCCGTAAACTTGTAAACGGTCGCGGTGCCTACGGTGGTGATCGTCGGTGACCCGGTAGTGCTGCTGATCACCGCAGGCGCACTACCACCGGAGAAAGGGATAAACGTCCAAGTGTTGGTCCCGGTCTTTGTCAGCACCGCGCCCTTCCACTGCGCGAGGGTGAGCGGCGTGCCGTTGATCGTCACCCCGACCGCGCCCGCGACCGTCACAGTCCCCGCGCCCTGATTGAGCAGGCGCAACTGCGTGCCGGTCGGCCATGCCACCGATGACTCCAGTGGGAGGGTGACGGCGACCGGCGACGCATTCGACAGGGTGACCAGTTTGGTCTGGTCCGTGAGCGAAAAGGTGAAAGTGGTGCCGGTCTGCGCGTTCTGCGTCATCGCAAGATCGCTCTTGGCCGCGAAGGCGCTGTTGAGATCTCCGGCGAGGAGTACCTCGCCCGCCGCCCATGGGTATGTCATGTTCTCCCTTTCTTAGAAGCCGAGGACGTCGGAGTCGAGGACGCCGAACGTTGGGTCGTCGAGAATGAATGCGGCGAGCGTCTGCGACATCGTGAACGTGACGAGGTGCTGCGTCGGGTCCGCCTGGTGCTCGATCCCGTCGATCGACACGATCTGCGTGACCGCAGCGCCGACGCCGTTCGGAGTCCACGACACCTGCACCGCGTCGCCCAGCTCGAGGTCGAGCACCTGCCCGGCCTGCGTGGCGGTGATGCCGTCCAGGCTGACCGTTAGCGAGTCGACCCGGTACTGCGGCTCCGCGTACAGCGCGACCTGCCAGTTCGCCAGGGCCTGCGCGTCGGCGGCCGTCGCGAGCAGCGTCGCGTAGGTCTTGTCGACGACGCCGTAGCGGGTCTGCGACGTGGCATCGGTGGCGACCGCTGTCCCGGCGACGACCGTGCCGGCCGTGTAGGTGACGTTGATGGCGTTGGCGAGCGACTCCGAGCCGTAGTCGATGCCGATGCCGGTGAACGGAATCCCGGACGGGCCGAACGTGACGCCGGACGTGTACGCCTGCAGCTGCGCGCGGTCGCGGAACGTCATCGCCCCGGTCTTGCCGACGAAGAACGCGCCGGGCTCCGACACGTCGGCGACCTGCGACAGGTAGGCGAGCGCGTTGACGTTGTCCCCGACGTAGTCGGCGTCGAGCGTTGCCTGCCCCGCGGCGATGGAACGCTGCGGCAGCGGCCACCCGATCTCGGTGAGGACGGCGTTGACGCGGTCGCCGGTGAGCTGCGCGGTCGCCGTACCGGGGGTACGGGTCTGCTGGGCGACGATCGCCAGGCCGTCGACTGCGGACGGCATCGCAAGCGAGTCGCCCGAGATGTCATAGGCGAAGTTCCAGTCGGCGACGTTGCCGGAGTAGATGGCCTTGCCGTCCCGCTCGATCGTGATCTCCTTGCCAGGGAGTATCGAGCCGTAGTAGGGGCTGGCGGTGTTGAGCGGGTCGAAGGCCCGCGTCCGGTTGTCGAGGGTGAGGTTGGCATTGCCTGCCGTGAACCGCTCGAGCTGCGTGGACCTCCCCCGCCGGACCTGCACCGATCGCACCGTGCTCGTGACGTCGACGAGCACGTCGCCCGCGAGCTTGTACGTCGCCCCGTCGAGGACGCCCTTCGTCGCATCGTCGAGCGTGAAGTAGTCTCCGACGCCGTTGGCGTTCAGGTCGAACGCGATCTGGACCTTCATGCGGCACGCCACGACGCGGAGTTGGATGCCTCGAAGCGCTTGATGTACTCGACGACTTGCTGGCCGATCTGGCGCGGATCCCCGACGCCGGCCTGCACGTTGATGGCGTAGGTGTTGCCACCGCCGCCACCGGCCCGGCTCGCCGACCCCGCGAGGACGTCGTTCGGGACGATGGTGCCGGACGCGCCGGGCACGAACAGCTCGGGACCGTTCTCCCCGACGATGTACGGAGTCCCGCCGGTGACAGGGCCGCCGAGTGCCCTGCCCTCAGTGCCCGACGGCTTGCCGCTCGTGTCGTACTCGACCTTCACGGTGATCGTCGTGGCGAGGTTGCTTCGCACCCATTTGCGGAACGCGGCCGCCTCATCGCCGATTGTCTTCTTCGCGCTGGCGATCATGCTGACTGCCGACGAGTCGCCGACCTTCGCCCAGGCATTCGCCATCGGGATCCCGAGGGTGGTCTCGGTCAGGGTCGCGAGCGCTGCGTAGTCGGCATTGAGCTGCGTGATCATCTCCGGATGCGCGGCGAGGAAGTTCGCGAGCTGCGTCTGGAACGTCGTCGGGAGCGCGAGCAGCTTGTTCGCGAATGCCTCGGGCAGCTGGGTGATGATGCCGCCCATCGCGCCGACAGCGGCCGACTGGTTGGCGATGTCGCCGAAGACTGTCTGCATGATCTGCTCAGGCGTCATCGGCTTGCCGTCCGCGCCCGTGGTCGTGAAGTCCAGGCGGCCCATGATGGTGTCGCTCACGGTCTGGGAGTACGCGGCGAGTGCGTCCTGCCCTTGCTTGACGATGCCGACCTGCTTGTCGACGATCCCCTGGAACGCATCAAGCCGGGACTGGTAGCCGTCGGCGAGCGCACCGCCGAGCTCGACGCCCTTGCCCTTCATCGTGACGACTGCGCCGTCGAGAGACATCGTGATCGCGGCTGCGGCCTCGCCCCACTTGACCTTCGTCAGCTCGGCGGCCGCAGACATCGACCCGCCGGCGGTGTTGGCTGCCGTGGTGACCTCGTCGAAGTAGGTGGACACGTTGCCGCCGGTGAAGGAGATGCTCTCGCCGTAGGAGCGCGCTGCGGCCGTGTAGCGGTCGGCGGATGCGTTGATCGCCTTCTCCCGCTTGCCCGCGGCCATCGCGATCTCGGCCGCTTCAGCGGCGGCCGCTAGGCCGTAGTAGCGGGACGACAGGACGTCGACCTTCGCCGCCTGCGCCTCGGCAACGTCGTTCGCTGCCTTGCCTGCCTCGACCACGCCCTCGACGCCCTGGACCACGAGTCCGAGGCCGGGCGTGAGCCGGGCGCTCGCGAGTGTCAGGTCCCACAGGCTGACGCCCGCGTCATCGGTTGCCCCGACCGCGTTGTTCGCCGCCGCGATGAAGTCGTTGATCCCCTTAATGCCGAGCCCGAGCCCGGTGATGAAGTCGGAGAGGACATCCGCGGCGCCGTCGATCGCCTGCGTCACGCCACCAGCGCCACCGAAGGCGCCGCTCGCATCGTCGAGCGCATTGAGGAGCGCGTAGCCGATCTTCTCCTTCGCCTCGTTGGCGGCGACGGATACGCGGTTCAGCTTGCCCTGGTAGGTCTCGGCGGCAGCGGATGCCTGCCCCGCGTAGCGCTCGGACAGGGCCGCGGTGATCTTGTCCATGTCCTTGCTCGCGATGATGTTCGCGTCGATGCCGGACTTGAGCCGGGTGATGGCCGAAAAATTATTGGCGTATCCAGCCGCTAGGGCCGCAGAAACCTCGGCGACGCTCTTGGAGGATCCGGCGCTGACGTCGAGTGCCAATTTGAGCGCTGACTGCGCGGTCGTGACGTCCTTGGTGACCGTCACGATCTGCTGGAGGGCCGGACGAAGGACGTCGTCGGCCGTGCCGGACGCCCGAGCGAGGCCGTCGATGAACTGCTCGACGCCCGTGGTGCGGAAGCCCTGCCCCACGTTGTCGAGGCTGACCGCGAGGGACTTCATGGCTGCCTCGTCAGCGAGCGCGCCAGAGACGGCGGAGCCGAAGAAGTCGGTTATCGCGGCGACGCTGAAGGTCGCTGCCATGACGCCGCCGAGGGCGGCCATCGACTTGCCGAGGCCGCCCATCGCACCGCTGGTGACGCCGGCCTGCCTGCTCATCCGGTCGAGCTCGGACTGCGCCTTGGCGATATCCCGGCCGTCGTACTTGCCGACGATGGAGACGACAATTGCCATTGCTACCCGCCTCCTAGTTCATTGAGGTGCCGCTGGACGGCCTCCTCGGCCTCCCTGACTGCCGCGTCGATCTCCGCGACGATCGTGTCCCTGCTGTCGTCGAATGCCTTCCAGATGCCTCGCGGCAGTGGGTAGTCGCCCATCATCTTGCCCACGAAGTTGCTGTCGGACTTTCCCTTGCCGGCCGTCTGGTAGATCACGCCCGCGGCATCGGCTGACGTGATCCCGATGTAGTTGCTGATGGCGACGCCGCGCTTGCGGTTGGCCGCCCTGGTGACCTTGATGTTCTTCCTGATCGAGGACGTGTTGAACCCGAAGTCGCGCCCGTCCTTCGCATGGATCCATCTGCCCCAGTTGGTCAGGGCGCTGCCCTCGGGGATGTCGGACCTGGCATCTGCGGCGACCTTGCCGGCGGCCTTCGTGATCCGCTTGGCGATGAGCTTGGACTGCTCCGGCTCGAACTTCTTGAGGAGCAGCATCGTCTCCTTGAGGTTCTTCACGACGAGCTCGGCCATCAGTGCCTGCCTCTCCTGCTCGCCTTCGCCTGCTCGTCGTTGCGGTGCTTGATGTATCGCAGCATCGTGTAGAGCATGCGCGGGGACTCGGCGAGCAGGAGGCTCGGCGCTATGCCCGTCTCGACGGCGAGGCCGGCGATGGTCCAGGTGGTGGCGCTTGTTCCAAAGGGGCGGGCTCCGTCGCCTTCGCTTCGATCTCGATCTCGGGCGGGGACTCCAGCCATGACTCGAACACGACGTCGGTGAGGCCTTGGCGCTTCATCGCGGAGTAGACGAGGAAGAGGTAGGTCGACACCATGCCGCGCTGGAGCTGCTCGATGACGGGCTTGTCGTACTTCATCTCGAATGCGACGTAGTCGGGGTGCGAGGCCGTGACATGGCTCTGCACCCCGGCTGCGTCGGTGAGCGAGAACGTGACCGGGTTGAGCATTGGATTCCTCTCGACGGGCATAAGCCCCCGAGGGGGCGCAGGGTTTCGGCAGAGCTACGCGGTGGCGCGGGTGACCGTGCCGGATGCCGGCCACGTGACGTCGAACGTCGCGAGGTCGCCGACGCTGGCCGCGATCGGGCTGTAGGAGTTCACGAGGAACGTGCCGGTGTAGGTCGGGTTTGTCGCCGACACGGTGCCGCTCGTCGGCTTAATGACGACCGTCGCAAGGCTGGACATGAGCGGGTAGAGGACGCTGTCAATCGCCCCAGCGCCGAAGTCGGAATGGAACGACAGCGTGATGCTCGCCTGCTTGAGGCCGCCGATGCGCGTGCGCCAGTCTGAGCCGAACGCGGTCGTCTCGACGTCATCGGACTCGATCGAGAGCTCGACCTGCGCGAGGCTTGAGGAGTAGTCCACGCCATTGATGGTCGTGGTCACTGTGGTGGCAACGAACTTAGCCATGTTGTGGCCCTTTCTTGGTTGTTAGGCGTAGACCTGAACGACAAACTCCGCAGTCAGGTAGACGGTCCCGCCGATCTCGGCCGGGCCGTAATTGCGCATCGAGGTGACGCGCAAGTCTTGGATGGTCCCGCCGAGGGTCCGGTCGGACTCGATGGCGGTCTTGACGCTCGTGGAGCCGGTCGGCTCGCAGTAGGCATCGAGGGTGTTCTGCGCGGTGCGGGCATCGGCCCTGCATGCGATGACCAGGACGGTCAGCTCGTACTCGTCGAGGCCGCGCCTGAACGCCCGGTCGAACGTGACGGTGCCGGGGACGACGACGGCGATCGGCGGGGACACCGACTCGGGGACGGTCGCGGTCGTGCGCAGCCCGGTGATCGTCGCGAGGTTCGCCGCGATGCCGGAGCGGATGCCGCCCATCGTCGTCATGCGGTGCCCGTCATCTTCTTGTACGGATCGAGGAGCACGGCGACGTCGGGATCGACGGCGCGGGTGACGCGGAAGACGCCGATGTCGGATGAGCCTGCGACCCCGAGCGGGCTGCTGGTCCTGGCGAAGATCCTCGACGCCTGGATGACGGCGGCCTGCGTGACGGAGACGGGGACGGCGGGCCAGCCGAACGTGCCGGTGATCCGCACCGTCGCCTCGCCGAGTGCCGCCGGCCACCATGCGGACTTGATCGCCCGCAGCCTGGTCGCGGGCCACGGGAGGCCGTCGGCGCGGCCGTTGAGCGGTTCCAATTGGTAGTCGACGCCGCTCGTCCAGGTGAGGTCGAAGACGTTGTCGGCATTGCTCGAGGACTCGACGAGGGTGGGGACGGCTGCGAGGTCGTCGACCTGCACGACGAGGGCCTCGATCGGTGCGAAGATGCGCGTCGCGGTGACGGTCCCGAAGGTGCGGCCGCAGTAGCCGTCAATCAGCTCGGAGGCGGCGGAGCCAGCCATGGAGACGAGCGAGTCGTCCACGCTGTCGGTGATGCGGAGCGCCGCCTTGATCTGCGCGGTCGATGCGTACAGCGGCATTCGGGCTCCAATCAGTGAGCAGTTCGCGCATGGCCTGCCGGATCGCGGCATCGTCGGCGTGCTGGCGGGTGAGGCGGTCGATGGTCATGTCGAGTGCCTGGACGAGTGCGCGATCATCCATTGATGGTCAGGCCCTCGGTCTCGTAGCGGTGGCCCTCAAGCCGTGGCGTGACCCATGGATTCAGCGAGTGGACGCCGACGCCGAGGCTGCGGATCCTCGCGGCCATCGCCTCGAGGCTGCGGGTCCACAGTCCGTAGTGGAGATGCCCGTCGGGGTCTGGGTAGTCGGCGATCCGCGAGGCGTTGTCGAAGGCTCCGCAGTCCGCGCCCACGAGGACGATGTCCGCCGCGCCCATGTAGGCCGCGAGGTGCATCGCCATGTGCAGGGACGTCGGGCCGACGACGAGCCGATCATCGTCGGTGGGCCAATGAGCTTCTGGGTCAAAGCCCGAGTAGTGCTGGTCGCTGGTCGGGACGAAGACGACGTTCGGCTCGCTGGCGCGGGCAGGGCTCTGATCCTCCGGGGGCAGCTGCTCGACCGTCGGCGTGAATACCAGCAGGTCGGGCCGCAGCACCGCGATGCGGTCGGCGTCCGAGTGATGATGCGCGACCGAGTAGAACCACTCGAGGCCGGCGGTGGTGCCTGCGAAGTTCGTCGCCACGACCGTCTGGCGTGCGAGGAGCCGCGGGGAGATGCTCTGCAATGACGCACCGGAGCCGAGCACCCACACGGTCTCGCCCGCGTGGATGTCCGCGAAGTCGGTCAGTCCCACGAGTTGGCCCTCCTGCGTGCGAGTGACCAGGTGCCCTCGGTCAAGTCTCCAGCGCCTACCTTGCGCTGGTAGTACTCGGCGTTGCTTGCGTAGGTGCGGTTGTTCTGCTCCCCGTAGCCGCTCGCGAGGGTCGACGAGTTGTCGTGATGGATGAGGCCGGCCGGGAGCCGGACGATCGGCACGGTCGGCGTGCAGCGCCGCTCCATGTCGACGTCCTCGAAGTAGCCGGGATGCAAGCCCTCGTCGAACAGGCCGACATCGCGGACGACGTCCTCGCCGATCGCGAACGCGCACCAGGGCTGCGGGCCGCCGTTCAGTACGAGCGTGTCCGGCGCGGCCATCGTCGCGAACTGGCCGAGCGCGCCCGGCGCGAATGTCACGTCGTGATTGACGATCAGCCACCAGGGCGCGAACGGGGTCGCCTTGATGCCGAGGTTCCATGACCCAGCGACGCCGAGGTTGGCCGGCATCTTGATGACCGACGTGCGCTGCACGTGCTCGACGGGCCAGCCCGTCGACGTGTTGAGGGCATTGCCGTTGTCGATGATGACAAGCCGGGCGATCGGGCGGTCGATGGAGTCGAGCATCCGATAGAGGAGCTGCGGGCCGGTGAGGATCGGCACGATGAGGACGGGGATCATGCGAGCGCCTTGAGCGCGGGCCGCCAGTAGGCGTCGAATACAGCGTCGGCGTCGTAGCCTGCCGCGAAGTCGATCGCCTTCTGGGAGCGCTTACGTGGCCGCTCGTAGGCATTGACGAGCGCGCCGACGATGGAGTCCAGCCGCGGGGTCATGAGCCATGATTTCTGCGCGTGGTCCCAGAACGGCTGGCCCTCGACGAGCCACCCGTCGCCGAGCAGCTCGGGCTGCGCGGTCGCATTCGACACGATCGCCGGAGTGCCGCACGCCTGCGCCTCGACCAGTGGGATGCCGAAGCCCTCGCCCATGCTCGGCTGGAGGAGCACGTCCATGCCGCTGTAGCAGGCGGCGAGGACGTTGGCGGGGATGCCCATGCGCCAGACGAACGGGTCGGGGAACACGATCTGCTTCTTGCTGATCCCGCACGATGCGGCGAGCGCGACGAGGTCGATGCCGCCCATCGCGCCATGCGCCTCGGTGTGGCAGTACAGGACCGCGTCGGGGTGCTGCCTGGCGAACATCCCGAAGGCGAGGAATGCCTCGGGGAATGCCTTGCGGTTCGGCACCTGGCCCTTGTTCGCGCTGACCATGCCGACGACGAATGCGTCCTCGGGCACGCCCATGAACTCGCGACCCGTCATCTCGCCGTCCGTCGCGTCGAACGACTGGGTCGGCTTGAAGACCTTGGTGTCGATCGCGTGCGGGACGTAGAGCACGTCCTCGACCCCGGCGTCGATGAGCATCTGCTCGCCGAAGCGCGACATCGCGATCGGCCGAACGTTCGGGCGCTTGCACCACGCGACGACGTCCGGCGGGGCCGGGAAGTGATCGACCGGAACCCACGACGCGATCTGCGGCGCGGTGTCCCAGTTGAGCCCCTTGAAGATCCACGTGTCGTAGAGCGTCACGAGCAGCGGGTCGAGCGTCGGGTTCTGGTGCGCCCACCATTGGAGGTAGGCGGGGATGACGTCATTGGAGTGCAGGTCGAAGCCGCGCGGGAGATGCGGCATTCCCTCCCACGAGGACGTGGTGCCCTCTAGTCCGTAGTTGGAGGCAATGGCGACCGCGTGGCCGTCGGCCTTGAGCCGCCTGACCGCTTGCGCTGTCTGCTGGCCGTAGCCGCTTTCGGCGGTCGGGCTGTTCGAGGCCCAGAGGATGGCCCGTGATGAAGATGGAACCCGTGCCGCAGCAGGAGCTGGCCGAATGGCCCGCTCACGCCGAGCGGGACTCCCTGAACGTCTATTTGCATTGCCCATGTCTCCGGTCTTCCTGTGCGCAGGGTGGAGCCTGGGGGCGCGGCGACCCTGCGCGAGCGCCGCGCCCCCAGACAGTGATGTCCAGCGACGGCTAGGAACCGCCGCCGATGAAGGTCTTGATGTGCGCCGACTGCGGCAGGCCGCCATCGACGCGGAAGATGGCCCGGAAGGTGACGAGGCCATCGGCGAAGGCGTAGTCGTCCGAGCGGTCGAGGCGGATGCCGCCGACCTGACGGACGAGGTACGACTTCAGGTCGCCAGCGATGAGGGACTTCGCCGAGGTCGCGACCGCAGCCATCGAGGGATTCTCGAAGACTGCATAGCCGAGCAGCCGGTCGGGCTGGCCCGCCTGGAGCGACGGCTGCCAGACGTAGGAGCCGTTGCCGTCCTGGAGCTTGCGGGCTGCGGCCATCGCCGTCGCGCCGCCCATGATGCCGAAGCCGGGGAGGCGACGGACTGCGTTGTCGGTGGAGTACACGAGGTCGATCACGTTGTTCGTCGTGAACGCTCCCGAGACGCCGGTGCCGCCGGTGATGCCGGAGCCTGCCGAGGGGACCACGCCGTTCGGCTGGGTCGTCCCCGTCCCGGTCGTGAGACCGGCATTGACCGCGAGGCCGAGTGCCTGGCCCACATTCGTGCCCATGTACCCGAGCAGGTCGACCCCTGCATCCTCGATCATCTCGAGCGACACCTGCACGAGGAAGGAGTACTTGTAGGCACTGAGGGTCAGGAACGCCTGGAACGACGGGTCGGACTCGCCGATGGCGCCGCCCTCGGAGGTAACGCTCCCTGAGCTGTAGGCATTGGTTCTTGGAATCTGGAGGGACTCTCCGCCTGCCGTGTTGAGGACCGTGGAGGTCTCGAGCATCGGGCCGGTGTAGCGGGCGACCTCGATGATGGTGTCGTAGAAGCTGGTCGCGACGGGTGCCCCGGTCGTTCCCGCCTTCGTAAGATCGCGGCGCTCGAAGTTGAGCGAGCGGGTCTCGCCGCGTGCGAGCGAGCGGATGAGGTCGGCATCGCTGCGGGCCTCGGGTGCGCGCTCCTCGGGGCGTGCCTCGACGTGGCCGGCGACCGCGCTGCGGATGTCCGCGTCGCGCTTCTCGTCGGCGAGCATCTGGCTGATGACCAGGCCGCGCGCGTCGATGTCGGCGTTGATGGCCGAGTACTGGACGTTCTCCTCGGCGCTGAGGTCGCGCTTCTCGTTCGCAGCGTTGTCGAGCAGGGCCTTGGCGGACTCGAATGCGCGGGCGCGCTCCTCGACCTGCCGCTTGATGTAGTCGCTCACGACTATTCCTTTCGGGGTTGGTGATGCGGTTGGGGGTTGTCGTGCAGCCCGCGCGGCTCCGCGTCGAGTAACCCGGCAGGCTCCTGCTCGGGTGAGAAATTGTTGGGGTGTCAGGCTTTTGCGAGCAGCTCTAGCCGCCGTTGCAGCAGCGAGAGCGGGATGGAGTTCATCGACATTTCCGCGACGTCCATCGGCTCCTCGTACGTCATCTTCTCGATGACCCGCATGAGCAGCGTCGCAGCGTCGGGCGCAAGCTTGTCTGCCGTGAGGAGTGCCTCCACGGCGATCTCCAGCAGCGCCGCGTCCTCGCTGCACCGGACTGCAAGCGCGTCGAATGAGCGCACGGCGGCCGTGGAGGCCGGGTATGCGGGGAACGTGACGACGGATACCTCGTGCAGCCGCACCTCGTTCAGGGTCCGTCGCTGCCCGTCCTCGCTCCACGTGTCGCCCTTCGCGGGGACGCTGAAGCCGAACGACATCGACTCGATGTCGCCGCGCTGCATGGAGATGCTGAGGTCGCGGCCATACGAGGTCGGCGGCAGGTCCGCATCGACGAGCAGGCCGGTGGAGTCCTCCGACAGGCGCAGCGTCTTCGGCCTGGTCGCGCCGAGCACCTTCGACGTGTCGTGGTTCAGGAGCATCCGCACGTTGTTGCGGGCGTTCAGCGAGCGTCGGAACGCGCCGGGCGCGACCTGCTCGATGAACGGCAGCGGCTCGGAGTCGCTGTTGAAGACGGCCGCATAGCCTCGAAAGGACATGCCGGGGCCGTTCTCCGCGTGGTCGCGCAACTCGATGCCGTCGACCGCGATGGTCCTGATCTCCGTGGTCATGCTCACTCCTTCACCGCATAGGCGGCGGCCGGGTCATTGGGGTCGATCTGGGCGATCTGCTGCAACTGCGAGGACGGCAGGCCGGTGTGCCTGATCGGCGGGAGCCCGAGGGCGGCGAGGGCCTCCATCGGGTCGTAGCCGGCGACGACGAGCTTCTGCACCATCGACACCTTCGTGTCCATCTCGACCAGGTCGGCCGCGCCGAGGTTGACGTTCGCGAGCGGCACGCGCAGCACGTCGCCGCCCTCGACCGGGCGTAGGTCTTCCAGTCGCCTGATGTCGGAGATGGACAGGAAGCCCGACTGGATGCCGGTGGAGTAGGCGCTGTAGCGGGACGAGAGATCGCCGCGCAGGAGCCCGTCCATGTTGATCCGCAGGAACGCGCCGCCGGGGAGCAGCTGCGTGTAGGCCGTCTCGATCTTGCTGACGATCGGGCGCAGCGTGTACTGCGCGAACTGGATCGCGTTCTGCTCGTTCGAGGCGTAGGACTGCACGCCGGGCGCGGCGACCTGCAGCATGTGGAGCGGCACGCGGAAGATCCGCGCGATCTCCTCCACGGCGAAGCGCCGAGATTCCAGCATTTGGGCCTGCTCGGGGTCGACGCCCGTCTTCGTGAACTTGGAGCCGCCGCCGAGCACCGCGACGCGGTGGGAGTTGCGCAGGCCCCGGTGCGTCTCCTCGTATGCGCTCTTGACGTCAAGGGCCTGCTCGCGGGTGAGGACGGCAGCGGTCTCGATGATCCCCGAGGTCGTCGAGCCGCCCGAGAAGAAGCGGGCCGCGAACTCGTCGAGCGCCTGGGCGCTGCCGAACGACTGCTTGACCTCGTCGAGCGGGCCGATGCCCTTCAGCGAGCCGGGCCGCTTGAGCATCGTGATGTGCTTGATGTCCGCCCTGGTGAGGATTCGCGAGGAATCCCAGACGTATTCGACGTCGCCGAAGCGATCGCGGCGGATCTGCATCCGCGTCGGGTCCAGCACGACGAGGCTCACGACGTCGCCGACGGCGTTGCGGTACACGCGGGTGTACGAATTGCCGTCGAGCAGGAGGCTCATGACGACCTGCTGCACGTGCTCCTCGCGGGTCGTCCCCGCGTCCGGCTCGTCGACCCATGCGGGCTTGGGCCGGAACGGAAGGCGCTGCCCGTCCGACCTGAAGAAGGTGTCGACCGGCAGGGTCGAGATGGTGTCGGTGAGCAGCCGCACGCAGGCATACGTCGTCGACAGCGCGAGGGCCGAGTCGTAGGTGACCGTCGCGCCGGACCATGTCCGGGTGGTGAGGTCCGCGCCCGAGCCCCACAGTGCCTGGTAGGACATGGCACGGGTCTCGGTGCGGGGCCTGAGGAATCGCTCCAGCATCAGGACTCCCGAGCGATCGACACGCCGAACGCGATCGCGAACGCGCCGACGGTCACGATGCCCGCCGGGACGTAGACGAGCGCGACGCCGAGCGCGACCACGGCAGCGCCGGCCGCCTGGAGCGAGATCGCGAGCATGGGCGCTCCGTTCGGTTAGAGGATGAAGGGCATCTGGTCGGCGGGTGCGTCGATGAAGTTGACGGCCCGCTCGAGCGCCATGACGGATGCGACCGCGAGGTCGATCTTCTTGGCGCTGTTCTTGTTCTCCTTGTAGATCCGCGTGCCCCGTGCGTCCGACTTCAGGACCGCGTTCGACACGTGGCGCGCAAGCGCCGGGTCACCGTTGTGGCTGAGCTGGCGCTGATTGACCATGTCGGTGAACCGCTGCGTCGCCGGGGTCATGCGCGATGCCGACTGAGGGAACTCGGTCACCGGCAGGCCCTCGGATGCGAGCACCTCGAGCGAGCGTGCCCAGCGGTGCGGGTCGGCGGTGATCTCCACGACCTGCCAGCGAAGGCATGCCGTGCGGATTGCCTCCTCCACGTCGAGGATCGGCGCGCGCCATTCCCCGTCGCCTGCCGGCTTCTCCCAGAGACCGGCGACGCACAGGTGCGGGAACTCGCCGAGCTCCACGACCGCCAGTGCCGTCGAGTCGCCCGAGAACGAGCCGTCGAGTGCGAGGACGACGCGAGCGCCGTCGGGTATCGGGCGCGGGTCGAAGCACTCGTCCCACGCCTTCTGCTTCAGCCAGCCGCCCTGGAGCGAGACGGGCCGGTTGAACCAGTACCGCTCCCACTCGGCCGGCGATGTCTGCGGGTCGTCGTACGAGTCCGCGATCGCCGCGAGGTCCATCCACGACGCGGCAGGCCCGTAGACCTCCTTGAGGCCGCCGAGGCGGTCGCGCTTCTTGGCGACGTCCCATTTGGAGGACGCCTGCCGGTGGTCGAACAGCAAGGATGAGTCCTTGGAGCGTCCCTCGGCGAGCTGCTTCGCGTAGTCGTGGGTGCCCTCGGCGACCGAGCCCTCGCCCGGTGCGTACATCGTGGTCGTCTCCAGCATCCAGCCCGACGCGATCTTGCGCTTGAGCAGGTTGCGCAGCGTCACCTGGTGCAGCCGCTTGAGCCGTGGCAGCACCCACAGGTGCGACTCGTCCGCGACGATGAACGTCGACTTGCCGCCGTCCTTGCTGGAGTCGGCAGCAGACTCGGGGGTGATGGTGCCGCCGCCCGGCAGGTTCACGCGCGTCAGGCCCACGTCGATGCGGCCGTACGTCTCGACGAGCGCTGCCGACCCAGTTTCTGGGCTCAGCATGTAGCGCACGGCGTCGTAGGTGTTGCCGGCCTGCCCGTACTCGGTCGCGAAGCAGAGGATCTCCGGACGCTTCACCGGGATGCCGACAGGCTCCCCGGCTGCGTACTCGTAGCCCCAGTCGCTGACCTCGCCGTCCTCGGCGAAGTGATCGAAGCGCACCGGCCCGATGCCCTCAGCGCACGCCGCCATCGCGGCGAGCTCGGACTTCGCGCGGCCCTTCGGCCGGCTGATCACCGCACGCCGAACCTTGCGCCGGCCGTTGCCGTCGAGTGCGTAGGAGCGGATGAGGAATGCGGCGAACTCGTCGTCGAGCAGCACCGGCTCGCCCTCGATGTCGCCGGGACCATGCACGATGAAGTGCTCGATCCAGTCGATGAGGGCGAAGCCGAGCGAGAGCAGCGGGCTAGGCGTCGCCACTGACAACGCTCAGCAGCCGGGAGCGGCGGGCCGATCCCATCTGCTTCTTCGGGGCCGCCTTCGCGTCCACGTCGATGACGATGCGCAGCCGCAGCCGGTCCTCGGGAGTAGCGCCGAACTTGGCGGTGCGCAGCCGCAGCTCGGCCGCGACGCCAGCGTTGCCCGCCCACAGTTCGGAGTGGAGCATGGCGGTGTCGAGGAGGAAGTCCCAGTCGGTGCCCGAGAAGGTGGACGCCTGCGGCGACTCGCGCCACGTCGCCCACCAGGAGCGGGTCCGTTCGTGCCAGTCGAAGCCATCGGGCAGGTCTGGGCCGCGCAGCTCGTCGTCGGTTTGCACGATGACCTGCTCGGCAGCGCGCCGCGCCGTGTCGCGAGGACGCGAGCGTTCGGGCTTCGGGAGAGGACCGCGACCTGGCATCGGTCCTCCATTCGTTGGCTAGATCGAGGCGATCAGCCCCGAGATGTCGGCAAGGCGAGCAGGGAACGAACCGAATCGCCTGCCGGTGACGGTCATGTAGCGGCCCCGGTCGTAGACCTCGATGCCGCCCATGTTCCGGCCGACTCCGACGGTCGCCAGCCCGAAGACGTGCAGGCCGTTGCCCGATGGCGAGATCTCGACGTAGGTGCGCGGGCAGCGGTCGACGATGCCCTGAGCCCAAGGCTCCAGAACGCCGTCGACGAGGCAGTGATCAAGGTCGACGCACGCGATGCCGTCGCCGTTGAGGACGAAGCCCACGCCGTCGCGCCCCTTGCATGCAGTGACCTGGTCGAAACTGGCCCACGTCGCCGGATCGGTGGACGATGCCGTGCGGCCGTCGACCTGCAGCGGAACCTTCGCCCGGTGCGTCACCCAGCGGGCACGCGACACGAGCTCGAGCGGGGGGCGACTGGCGCGATGCGCTCGCACCCGGCAGCGACCCGAGCAGAACCTCGCATCGGCGCGCGCGTGGAAGACCACGTCGCAGGAAGCGCATCGCATGAGCAAATTCTATTGCGGCGCAACGCAATTTGTTGTCTGTAACGGATAAATGAGCGCACCGATCTCAGCCACGTTGAGACATCAGAACGGGAAAAATGGCAAGTCGGGCCAGCTCTTTCGCGCTAGGCTTCGAGACGTGCGCGCAAGATCCTCAGCGGCCCATCGGGGCGAGTGACCCACGCGCGCAAGATTCAGGCTAGGGACAGGGTAGATCGCGCGCTCGGTCCCGAACTTTCGCCCCACCCCCCGGTCGTGACGGGCGGGGATCGGTCACGCGGTCGCGACTTTCGTCTTCGACTCGTGAAACTTTCGGACGTTGCACGTGCGGTGGACGCCCTGCAAGGGGGAGGCGGGGTCGCCCTCCCTGACGTGATCGGCTTGCCACGGGTCGCCCGGTCGGGCACCCTCCCCGCACACTGCGCAGTTCGACGTGTTCGCTCGGACGTAGGCAGCGCGCTTCTTGTAGTCGCCTGAGTAGTGCGGTCGATCGCCTCGCCGTGCTTCCATCGCCCGATCGACGACTTGCTGGCAGGGCTGGCAGCGCGATCCGTACAGGGTGGGGACCCCGCACCCCAGGCACACGCGGCGCACGCCCGGAATCATCTGGTCTCTGGTGCCTTCATGACCCGCTGCTCAACGGCAGCCGCCGGGTTGAGCGCGGCGTCTAGCGCGTCGGCCATCGTGTCGATGACCTCGGCAACGCTGCCGGCCGACGGATCTCCGACGGACGACGCGATGACGGCGCGCAGCTGATCGCGGGTCATGATGCCTCCAGTCGGTTGCGGTCGTCGAGCAAGCGGTCGATGAACGCCTGCCATAGTGGGCCGCGCTCGGCGGCGGGGATGCGGTTGGCATGAGCGAGCGCCTCGTCGATCTCCTCGAGGGTGATGGCCTCGGCCATCATCGACCTCCAGGAATGACGAAGGCCCCCGAGTTATCGAGGGCCTTGGTGACGCGTGTATCGAGACTTTCACAACCTAGCGGACATCGGAGCGCAAATCAAGGACGGCCCTCGGCATCCCGAATGGCGGCAATGGCATCCGAGCGTCGGATCATGCTCGGCTAGGTGTTCGGCAGCGGGGCAACGGTCTCCTCTACCCGCTGCACGGCGGCAGCGATGGCGTCTCGCTGGCCCTGCAAGTGGCTAAGTGGTGACCATCGCTCAGTTGCCGCATGGACCTTTGCTTCTTGCGAACGTGCCTCGTCGATAGCGGTCTTCGCGTCAGCAAGAGTGACGAATGGACCATCCTCGTCCAGCATCGGGCCGAAACTCGTCCACTTGTAGCGCAGCATTGCTGTCATGGCTGATCTCCTTTGATAGCGGCGAAGACGTTCCCGCGCCGGATCAACCCCGGCGATGTATTCGGCCAAGGATCAATGAGCGCCGCTACCCGTTGCACGGCGGCATTGAGTACCCGCTCCTCGCAGGCACGCAGCGCCTCGCAGATGCAAGAAGTGAACGTTCCGGGGAGGGCAACAGCGACAGCGCATTCCGGTAGATGCTCAGTCATTGCTGATCACCTCCACGGTCTCGACCCACGGCCGGTTGGCAGCGTACCCAGCGACGCAGCCCCAGCCGCAGAAGTGCAGCGACTCGCCCACCATGACCCAGCCGTCCAGCCCGATGCCTCGCGTCCACGTGGTGCAGCCTGCGCCGTCGCAGTGCCAGGCGCGGCTCATCAGTCGTTGCCTATCGTGCGTAGTTCGGCGAGTGCGCGGACGATGGCCTTGCACGGCTCGCAGTCGCAGTTCTCGTGCCGGACGGCTTCGAGGGCTTCCTTCGCGGCGATCCACCGGGCGTCATCGAACCCCCGATCATACGACTCCGTTATGCCGTTCGCATGATCGTCGGTCGTGAAGTTGCTGCTCCGCTCGTCATCGCGCACGCTGGCGATGAGCCGGCACTGCCCGCACCTGTCGCCCGGCCAGATGCACCAGGTCTCGCGGGCGATCGGGCACATCGGGTCGTGGGACGCGGGCACCGCTGCCGTCGGATCGCCGCTCACGTCGCGGCCGCCATCGCCTGGATCTCCTTCAGGTCGTAACGCCCGTGGTCGCGGCGCACTCGGCCCGCGGCGGCCCAGCGGCGCAGCGTGCGGACGTCGACGCCGGCGCGCTGGGCAGCGGCCTCGCCGTCCATCCAGATCGCTCCCGTGACCTCGCCCGCCACGATGACGAGCAGCCGGTCCACGCTCCACGTCGTCCCGCACGATCGGCACGTCACCTCGTCGTCCAAGTCCTGGCCGTTGATGACGAGCATCCGGCCGCAGTCGCCGCCGTCCTCGGGCGCGGGACAGGCCACCCGGTAGCCGTGCGATGGGGCGGCGTTCGCGGCCCGCTGGGCTTGGAGGTAGCACTGGCGCACCTCGCCCGCGAGGTCGTCGACCGGGAGGAAGTCGACCGCAAGGCGCGGCAGCCAGGAGCGCAGGAAGCCGATGACGTCGACCAGGAGTGCGAGCGCGGGGTCGGCCTGCCCGCGGCTGGCGTCCAGCGATGCCGGACCCCACGGGCTGAGGCCGTAGGTCTCGCGGATGTCGCGACACCACAGCTCGAGCACATCGAGGACGGTGTTGCCGGCCACGAAGTCCAGGGCGTCGAGCCTGACCCCGAGGCCGCGCTCGCCTGCCCGGCCGCTGCCGCCCCTGCCCGGCTCGAGCTCGTCCTCGGCGAGGTGGCGGAAGGCGAGGATGCCGGAGAGCTGCAGGTCGATGCGGCGCCGGCACGGGTCGCACGCGAGGTTCGTGCTGTCGCGAGAGCAGATGACGCACGTCATGGGTTCCTCCGTTGGTGGCGGCGCATGGATCGGATCTCGTCGGACGTGAGCCCGGCCCAGATGCCGAAGCCGAGGTTCGGCTCGGCGAGGGCGTGGGCGAGGCACTCGGGCTTGACAGGGCAGGCCTGGCAGATGGCGATCGCGACGCCCTCCTCGCCCCGGTACGGCTGAAGATTCGGGAACCACAGGTCGGGGTCGACGCCCGGCGCGGCGCAGGCGGCGTCGGTCATCCACGGGTGCTTGGTGGGCGGTTGGAACATCAGAACGGCATCCCCTCGGTCGTTGCGGCGGCTGGTCGGGGCGTGATGGCCTGCCATTCGGCAGGGGTGGGCTCGCCGCAGCGGTGCGCGGCGTATGCGGGGCGCTGGCCCGCCCCGGCCGGGTAGGCGCGGATCCAGTGGCGGTCGCGGGGCACGAGCTGGCGGCCGGCGAACAGCGACAGCGTCGGGCGCCCGGCGAGGAGTGCCGCAAGCTCGCCGGCCGCGTGCAGCTGGCCGAGGTCAGCCCAGGCGTCGAGCCCGGTGCAGGCGATGCCCGCCAGGCATTGCGCGCGGCACGTCCGGCAGGTGCGGATCCCTGCGTTGCGGGTGAGCCCGGACTCGGACAGGACGCCCTTGTCGACGAGCATGGATCGCAGCCACAGCTCCTGCTCGTTCACCGGCTTGCCTGCCCCGAATGACGCATGACGCGTATGACACGTTTTTCCGCATATTCCCTTGTGCGCATATGTGGGGGTTTGTGGAGAAAACGTGTCATACGTGTCATACGTGTCATAGGCAATGACACGTTTTCGCTATTCATGAGGGGAATGACACGTATGACACGTTTTCTTGGCATCGGTTCCAATGACACGTGATGACACGTGATGACACGTTTCGGGCCAGTTTCGGTCATTCCTCGTCATCCCCGCCCGAGATCAATGACACGTTGGTCAGGAACCGATGACGCGTGTCGCGGGTCTTCCCGATCCCGAACTTGGCCGCAAGCTGCATCGTCATGGCCTTCGCGGAGACCGCGGTCTCGCCTTCCTGCTCGCACCAATGCTCGTATGAGCGGCGCACGAGCGACGAGTTCGTCTTGACGTGCTCGCCCCCGCCGACGATGCACATCTCGCCCACGAAGCGCGTGACGGTGTCGGTGCTTGCCTGGTACTCGCTGGTCGCGGCCTTGACTCCCGCCGGATCCTTCAGCCCTTGCGATGCGTAGTGCGATGCGCCGATGGCAAGCCAGGACATGATGGCGGGGCCGTGGTCGCGGATGAGGGTGTCCTGGTACTTCTCGATCTTCTTGTCGGGAGGGACTTCGCGCGTGAACGGCACCTCCCGGACGCGCCGCCAGAATCCGTGGCCGCCGGACCTGACCTCGGGTCGGTGGTTCGTCATCAGGAACAGGGTGTGGCTGGGCGCGAATCCGAACCAGTCCTGCCGCATGAAGCGGCCCTTGAGCCGGTCGCCGCCGGTGAGCTGCTTGACCTTGGCCTCGTCGAACTTCTGGTCCTCGTTGGTCTCCGAGGCGATGACGAACCGAGCGCCGGCCAGCTCGGCGATCTCGGCCGGATGCTGCGGCGGCCCCTGGACGAGGAAGCCCTGCGGGGCCTCGGTCGCGTAGTCGGCGAGCAGGCCAGCGATGGTCTCGAGGATGGTGGTCTTGCCGTTCGCGCCGAGCCCGAAGAAGAGCGGCAGGATCGCCTCGCGCACCTCGCCGACGCACGTGTAGCCGAACAGCCGCTGGAGCCATCCGATCATCTCCTCGTCCTGCCCGAACGTATCGGCGAGGAATGCGAGCCAAGTGCCCTTGTCCGCCTCGGGGTCGGGAGTGCAGGCGGTCGACTTCGTGTGGAGGCTGCCCGGATTGCTGTCGCGCAGCTGGCCGCTGCGGAGCTCGAGGATTCCTCCCGGAGTGTTGAGCTCCCACGGCCTGGCATCGAGCTCGTGGATGCTCACGGCGACCCGGTAATCGGTCTCGCTGAGCGACAGGCACGCGGCAATGCCGCTGCTTGATAGCGAGCGCTTCTTGAAGGCGTCCCAGCCGTCCCCGCTCGGGTAGGAGCGCGCGACTGCCTTGGCGAGCTCTCGGACGATCCCGCCGCCGGGGGCCTGCCAGCACCAGATGGATCCGTTCCAGTGCAGCCAGCGACCGCGCTCGGCGCAGTACTTGATCTCGCGCCCGTATTCGGCGATCAGTGCCTGGCTGTGGCCGTCCTCGGTACGGGCGACAGTGCTCGTGGTCTCGGCGGTGAGCGTCGCGATGGCCGCGGTGGCGGGCGTGCCCGACGCGGCGGCACCGGGCGACGGGGCCGACGTGGTGGACTGCTGGGGCTGGCTCCCGTATCCGGCGGCGGCGAGCGCCTTGGCGGCCGCGCCGTAGTCGCCGCCGTGCTCGAGCAGCGCGTAGGCCGCGAACTTGGCGTATGGCTTCTCGGCCTCGAACTCGGTGGACGTGGAGAACACGAACAGTCGGTCGACCCCGTCGGCCGACTGCCCCGTGGTCGCGGAGATGCCGGGGCCTTCCTTGCCGGGCTTGCGCCAGCCGTAGCCGGAGCCCATGCGGGTCGCCCGATTCCATCCGGTGAGGATGTCCGACCAGTCGGCGCGCTCGTTGAAGTCGTCGCCGGGTCGCGTGCCGGCAACGGCCCCGGCGAGCATCCCGCCCACGGCCTGCACGGCCGCGGCCTCGCGCTCGGGCTCCTCGTCGAGCATCCGGATGAGCGCCCAGAGCAGGTCGCGCTCGTCGAGGTTGATGGTCGCGACCTGCTCGACTGATCCGCTGATGAGCGACCAGGGCGACCCGGTCGGGTGGGTGCGCCCGGCGCTGGGAGCGACGACGACGAAGCCGCCCTCGCCGCGCGTCTCGGCCAGCACCTGGCGGTCGGCGGTGCGGGCGAGCTTCGTGTTCTTGCGGACGCCGCCGCCCTCGACCCGGTAGAGGATGTGGATGCCTCCGGACGGGGTCTGCTCGCAGTATCCGTCGATTACCCTGTCGAGCAGGGCGATGGCGTCGTGGTCGAGGGCGTGCTGCTTGAGCCGGGCCAGTGCCCCGGCGAGGATGGCGCGCCCCTCGAGCTCGACCATCTCGAGGTGGCCGCTGACGGTGCCGGTGAGGACGCCGATGCCGTCGGTCGCGCCGGGGGCGAACCATGCGACGAGGTCGCCGATGGTCGGCATGTTCTCCTGGTACTGCTTCCACGAGGCGAGGCCGGGTGCCTTGCTGCCGTCCGTGCGGACGGGCAGCGGGACGACCCCGGCCGCCTGCCACCGGATGGCCTGCTCGAGGAGGTGCTGCGTCATGTTCCTGCTTCCGTTGCCGTTCGTTGACTTGGTGGTGCAGTGGGCGGCCGGGCTTCCCTCGGCGGATGCCGCGGGTCGCGCTATCCATGACGACCCCTCCCGGCCGCCCACTGGTCGGGGGCCTAGAAGGGCGGGATGTTCGCGAGCGCCGCGACGACGGTCTCCGGCAGCCCGGACGCCTTCGCGACGTCGGCGGTGCTCATGCCCGCAGCGAGGAGCTGCTTGGCGGTCTCGACCGGGTTGGCCGCTGCCGGTGCCGCTTGCTGCGGGGCCGGATCGGGCGCGACATCGAGCAGCCCGGCGACCGGGGTCGGCCCGGCGGCGAGCACGTACTCGAACATGCGGGGCGCCTTGGCGTTGCCGACGCCGCTGACGTGCGTCGCGGTGAACGACTGGCCGACCTGCGGCTCGGGCACGCCTGCGGCCTTGCACGCCGCGATGAGAGCTTTCTTCTGGCCGGACCACAGGTTGATGGCGAGCAGCCTGGTGCCGTCGTCCTCGTCCCGGCCCGCGTCCCGGTAGTCGGTGGACAGGGTCAGGAGGCACTGCATCTGCGGGCTGCCGTCGTCCCAGAACGCGAGGTCGGGCGAGTCGAACTTGTGTGCTTGGCGTGCTTCGACCGCGGCGATGATGCCGGTGTAGGTGGTGCCGACGTTCTCCCATTTCAGGAAGGCTCCGCCGCTGGTCATGAGTCCGTCGAGGACGCCCATGTCATGCTCCTATCAGTTGTGTGAGTGTTCGGTCTTCCTGCTGTGGCAGTGCATGTCCCGCGCAGGATCGGGAGTCGTTGGCCGCTCGCGCGGAGTAGTACGGGCACCAGCGGCAGTAGGCGTCGCCAGTCGCGAGGAGCGGCAGCGCCATCTCGGGTCCGAGGCCGTCGATGGCGTTCTGGATGCCGGTGACGCGGGCGATGGCGCGCGCGGCGACGTCCGGGTCGTAGGGCTGGTGCCAGACGTGACGGTCCGTGAACTCCCCGTCGCGGGTGAAGAAGATGACGCCGACGCTGCGCACCTCGTAGCCCTTCCGAGCCCAGCCGTGTCCGTAGAGCTGCGCCTGGACCTCGTACTGGCTGCCGACGCCGCTGGGTCGGTACGTCTCCCGGATCTTGTTGCGGGTCGTCACCTTCCAGTCCCAGACGGCGCCGTTGTGCGCGTCGAACAGGTCGCAGCTGCCGTCGATGTCGACCCCGTCGAGGGTCAGGCCGGGGCTCACCTTCTCCTCCACGTGCCACCGCTGCCCGTTCCACGCGGGATCGGCAAGGGCGTCGGCCTCGCTGCGGGCGATGATGTTCGCGAACTGCTCGTGGATCGACGTGCCGATGTACGCCTTCCAGTTGACGTCGCCGACGCGGTTCACCTCGGGCGTCCCGGCGAGCTTGTAGCCGATGCGCCGATCGCACGGGACGCCGATCTCGCTCGGCCCGATTCGGCGCTGGAGGCTGCGGGGCTGGTGGGCGATGGCCTGCTCGATGATCCCGAACAGCTCGGACGCGAGAACGTCGGGGTCGACCTCGCAGGTCGGGTGGACGCGGGAGGCGCTCGCGGTGATCATCGGCCCCTGGCACGCCAGGCAGGTCGCGTCGGGCTTCACAGGACGACCACGCTGGGCTTGTTCGCCGAGCAGCACTGGTCGTACAGCGCGGGGGCGAGGATCGCCTTGGCACGCTTGCCGTCGGCCTGCACGGTGGAGATTCGTGCGAGCAGTTCCTTTGGCAGGTTGGCTGCCGCGAGGTCGGCGTCGAAGCGCTGGGCGCCGGCGCGCACGGCGACGATCTCCTCGCCGTCCGGGGTGACGCCGCGCTCGCCGACGGCCAGGTGCTTCTCGATGATGCGCTTGCACTCGGCCTCGCGGCTCGCGAGGTCCTTCTTCTCCTGGGCGATGGCGCGCAGCTCGTTGGCGGCGTCCAGGTACTCGCCGTCGAGCAGCACGTGCAGGGTGTCGGTCATTCGCTTCCTCCGTTGTCGGTTTCTTCGGTGAGCGGGTCGCCGTAGCCGGCGGCCCGGAGCAATTCGGTGAACGTGTCGAGCCGGATGACGACGGGCCACGCGCCGATGACGGCAGGCCCCTGGCCGTCCATGCGCAGCAGCGCGAAGGCGAGGTCGCCGCGCGCTGCCCGGTCCTCCTGCTGGCGCATCGCGGCGAGCGGGGAGAAGCCGGTGCGCGCCTTGACCTCGATGTCGATGCCGGGCATCCCGGTGACGTCGCTGCCGGAGCGGCCGGCTCCGGTCGACTCCGCATACGGCCAGCCGTTGCGCTGGAACCATTCGGCCGCGATGCGCTGACTGGCGTAGCCCCTTGCCTTTCGGTGCTGACTAGGCATATAGGCCGCTTCCGATTAGGTAGGTGATGGCTTGGCGCGTGACTCCGTAGTGAGCGGCGACAGCGTCCTTCCGCTCGCCTGCCGCAACGCGCCGAACTGCATCGCTCCTTTGCTCGCGTGACAATTTGCCGTTGTGCGGATCAAGTCCGCGGCCCCTTCCCTTGGTCCACATGTCGCGGTTGTTGTCTCCGACTGAGCCAGCAAAAAGGTGATCGGGCCTGACGCAGTTGCGGACATCGCACTTGTGACAGATGACCTGGCCAACCAATATCGGGCCTACGTTGATTTCGTAGGAGAGACGGTGCGCATAGATACGCTTCCCGTCTCGCGTAAGGGTGCCGTAGCCATTTAGCAGAGTCGCCCCTGTCCAAATCCAGCAAGTTTCCGACTTACTGACGTTGCGCCACAGGCGTTTTTCGGCAGACCATGTCGCCAATCCCCGCGGCCTCAATTGAGTCGTCACGTCGCCACCTTCTTCGCAGCCTTCTTCTTCTCCCGGCGCACGATGCCGCGCAGGTTGTGGCAGGCGCGGCAGGACCGCGTGACTGATTGCTTGTCTCCGGCACGCACGTCGATGCGCGTGTTCTCCGGCGTCATCTCATGCCCCTTTGGGCAGTGCGTCCGGGTCTGGACGTAGGGGCGCTCGAGCAGCGCCTGCGCGGCCTGCTCAGCCTCGATCGCCCGCAGCAGCGAGATGCAGTCCGTGCAGTCGAGCTCGGTCATGAGGGCCTCGCACGCGGGGCAGCGATCCTCGGGGATGACGATCGTCATCACTCGCACTCCGATCGCTCGGTCGTCTCGGTGTCGCAGCGCGGACAGGTCCACGTCATCGAGCGGCCCGCGACCTGGACGATCGTGCGACCGGACCAGCCGCAGTCGATCTCGTCGTCGCCCTGCTCGCGGCATTCGACGTCGGCCCATTCCTCGACGGCCTCGGGCGGCCCGGCGAGCCTCCAGTCGTCGTAGGTCATGACGCCGCCCGATCTGCACGGGAGAGGATCTGGGCGACAAGGGACTGGCTGACTCCGAGCCGCCAGGCGATCTGCTGGGCGCTGACGTAGCCCTGATCGCGGGCCTCCTCGATGTCCTCGAGGGTCACGCCGGTTACATTGCGCGGCAACGACTTTCGACGCACGTCCTCGGGCTGGTAGTCGGGGTCGTCGATCGACTCGTCATCCCACGCGAGCGGCGGGAGCCAGCCCTTGGCCTTCGCGATGCTCGCGGCCCGAACGCTCGGCCCCGCCTGATCCCACAGGTCCTCGTAGAGGCCGCGGATGGCGTCCTTCGTGCGGAGCCGGATCGTCGGCGTCTTGCCGCTCGCGATGTCCTGAATCGTTGCTGGATGCTTGTGGCCGAGCTGCTTTGCAAGGTTCCGGCTGGGCCATCCGTTGACGGCAAGCGCCCGGATCCTGCGGGCGGATCCGGTGGCGTCGACGTATGCGTCCCGACGGTTGTCGGAGTCGATGCGGACGGCGAGGACACGCGCCATCGTCTTATGCATGACCCGTTTCCTCGTCATCACGTCGGCCAGTGCGTTCCTACTCGACCAGCCGGAGGCGAGGGCGATCGCCTTGAATGACATGCCGGCGGCCATGAGTTCGGCGACGTGGTCGCGGAGCGGTTGCGCGTCGACGGTGTGCTCGACTCCGCGGAGCCGGTTCAGCCTCCACATCTTCGACCGCTTTGAGGTAGCGACCCGGCAGGTCTCGCATCGGCATCCGTGACGTGCGTACGCGGTCGCGCTCCCGTGCCTCATGCCGTCACCAGGCTCTCCGCGACAGCCGTGATGAGGTCGCGCGCGGACGGCGGGGTGACGGCGTTGCCGCACATGCGTACCTGCTCGCGGCGGTTGCCGAGGATTCGGTATTCGGCGGGGAACGCCATCGCGCCCTTGACCTCGGACGGCTCAAGCATCCTGAACATGACGTCGTCGACCTGGGCCGCTGCGGCGTCGATGTCGCCGGGGGTCAGGACCGACTGGTGGCCCGCGGTCGTGATTGTCCGCGCGGCCTCCCATGCAGGGGTGGTCATCTCGGCTCCTCCGGTGTTGTTGCGCATGAGCAGGGCGTGGCGGTCGGTGGTCGTCACGGTGGGCAGGGCGTCCCCGATCGGCTGCGCCCCGTCGCTGCTTCCGTAGTAGGAAGTGATGAGTGCGCGGCGGCTCGCCGGGAACACGACGCCGACGCCGTCGTTCGTCGTCTGGGTCCTCATGACGTCGTTCGATGACCGGGCCGTGTCGTCCCACTTGCCTCCGACCGGGGTGAGCAGCGGCGGCACGGCGAGGGCCTTCGACTCGATCGTGTGCAGGGTGCGGAGCACGTCGTCCGTCGACCACGCGCGGTAGTACGAGTTCGGGTTGCCGAACTGCGCGTGCTTCGGGTCGGCTGCGTCGTAGGTATTCCCGGCGGCCTCCAAGTGGATCGGCGACCAGTAGCGGGCGATGCCCGCGGCGATGCGGCGGCGCGTCTTCTCCGCGAGGGGCTTGGCCCGGTCGCCGATGCGATGGCCCTGCAGCGTCCAGTCGATGATCGAGGACGCGGGGAGCCAGCCGGGCTCGACGACGGCGTTGCGGCAGGACGCGTTCGGGCAGCGGTAGACGTACTGCGAGCGGTAGCGTCCGACGCCCCCGGAGTCCTGGCGCTTCCACGACTGCACGGAGCCCACGACCTCGGAGCAGGCCGGGCACCACGCCTTGGGGCGCTGCATGGACGCGACGTCCGGGCGGCGGTTCCCCTTGCGGTGGAACACCACGTAGAGGCGATCTCGCGACTGCGCGGCGGGAGCACCCTGCGCTTGGGCGTGCATCGAGTTGAGGCTGACGATCTGGTGGTCGTACCCGAGTGCGTCCATCGCGAGCAGCCATGCGCGGAACGGCAGCCAGGCGGCGACCTCGATCACGTTCTCGACGATGACCGCCGCGTACTGGTGGTGCTCGGCGAACCGGACGACGTCCCACATCGTGGCGCGTGACCGCTCGGCCGCCTCGTCGGGCACCCGCTCGTCGAACAGGTCGCCCTGCAGCGTGTCCTGCTTGCGGCCCTTGGCGCGCGAGTGATTGGTGCAGGACGGGCTCGCCCACAGGATGTCGGAGGTCGGGAAGTAGCGGGGGTCGATCTGGGAGATGTCGGCGCAGATGTGGTCGGCATCGGGGTGGTTGCTGTTGTGCGTCTCTACCGCGAGGTCCCAGTGATTGGAGGCGACACGGACCTCGATGCCTGGGACTTGGATAGCCCCGGTCGACGATCCGCCGGCCCCGCAGAACAGGTCCGTGATGTTCAGCACGACGCCTCCCCGATGTCCTCGAGGCACTGCTGCGCGGCGTCGAGCCAAAGCACGGTCGCGGGGGCTGCGGCGACCTCATCCGGGGTGCCGCCGTCGGCCCATGCCAGGACGCGGGCGACGAGGCTGACCTGCTCGGGCGTCATGAGGTGCCGCCAGCCAGTGCGTTGCAGCGGGAGCCCGCGAGGTACCAGTGCTTCCAGCCGCTCCATGGGCCGCGGGCGTTGAGGACGGCGACGAACGCTGCGTCCTGGTAGGCGGGCTCCCACGCGGCGATGTGCGTGGCCTGCAAGTGGATCCGCACGGCCTTGGATGCGGGGCCGGTCATGCCGAAGTCGCGGAGGCGTGCGGCGACCATGTACGACAGGCCATTGCGCCAGGGGCGGTCGAGGAACTGCCAGCGGCCCGCGCTCGAACTGTCGGAGCCGCGTGCCTTGTAGTTGCCGTGGGACTCGCGCTGGCTCACGCACTCGGCGAAGGCTTGTTGTGATGAGGGGATGACGGCGGCGCTCGCAGCCGGGTCGGTGGACGCAGGGGCTACGAGGAGGGCCGCCGCGAGGACGACCGCGCCCATCACGCCGCCTCCGTGGGTCGGGGGGCGTGGACTTCGCAGGCGGTGGCTCGGTTCATGGCGGTGCCTTTCAGTCGTTGAGGATCCAGGCGATCAGGACGATGCCGAGGGTGACGATGGAGACGAAGGTGATGAGCGCGTCCATCAGCGCGTGGTCATGACGCGAGGTGCTTGGCGATCGCGAGGGCGATCACGAGGCGCCGTCCTCGCGGACGAGGCGCAGCTCGCGGCCTGCGGGGTGGCGACGCTGGGCGTGTTGGCGCAGGGACTCGGTTGCGTAGTCGAGCTCGTCGAGCAGGCGCTCGATGCGCTCCTGCTTGCTGGCCTCGCCGTTCGCGACGCCCTTCCAATAGCTCACGAAGGAGATGACGGTGCAGAGCATGAGGAGAAGCAGAAGGAGAGTGGCTTCGGATGTGATCATCGGGGGGTTCCTCGCGTCAGTGGGAATCGGGGCGATTGCACTGCGTGCAGCCGGTCCTGGTGCCGGTGCCGATGGGACGGATGACCCGGCACTTGTCGCAGGTCGCGTAGTCGCAGACCGCGTCGAATGAATGCAGGGCGCTCATCGGACGGGGTCGATCCGCGTGATGCGGCTGGCGACCCAGAGGTCGACGTCGGCTGGGTCGAAGAAGAGCCTGCGCCCGATCTTGTAGGCGCGGGGCACTCGTCCGGTCTGGCGCAGGGTGCGATATCCGCTCTTGGTGATGCGGCCCTTTGCGCAGACCTCATCAAGGGTCATTAGGTTCTCTGTGGGGGTCATGGCGGGAACATTAGCGCTAAAAAGCGCCAAGAGACACACATACACGTTATTCGGCGTGTCGTATCGATCTATTTTTGCGGAATGAGATGTCCGGTCACGACTGGTCTGTAATGATGATCACGCCGTTAATAAGCGTCCATTAGCGCTTATCGAGCGTATGGTTGGGGCATGCCAAAAACAGCAGATCCCCGTCAGGTGCTCGCCGCCAAGGTGAAGGCTCGACGGGAGGAACTAGGGATGACACAGACTCAACTCGCAGCGAATGGAGGCCCGTCGACGGCGTCGATCAGGGCAGTGGAGGCCGCCAGGGCGCCGTCGATCACCGGGCGCACGATCCGCGCACTGGAGACCGCGCTCGGGTGGGAGGCGGGGAGCGTCCAGGACGTGCTTCTCGGCAACGAGCCGACGATGGCGCTGTCCCCGGCACTGCCGGACGACGAGCTCGTCACCAGCCTCACCGAGCTGCGCGAGCGGCTCGCGTCGATCGACCGGATGCTCGTCGCGAAGACGAAGTCGATCGCGGAGGCCAGCGTCGTATCGCTGCGACTGGACGCGGACGTGTGGGACCTGGTCAAGCGCACGGCCGCGACGGAGCGCCGCACGGTCAACGCGATCGTGCGAGACGCCGTCGTCCTCTACTCCGATGTCATGGGAGAAGCGGGGG